CTGTACGGGTCGCTCAGGCGCATCTGAGGCACCGTGGGTACGACCCTGGTCCAGCGGATGGTATCTATGGTAGGCGTACAGCCGCGGCCGTACAACAGTTCGAGAAGGCAATGGGCTTCTTGAAGCCGGACGGTGTCCTTGACGGGGCTACCTGGACGGCACTGTTCTTCGTTTAGAGGGACACTCCACCCATCTAATAGGAGGTACCCAACATGCCGAAGGGCAAAGGTTACGGAACATTCGAGAAGACGTTCGGCTCGCAAAACAAGCAGCCGTACAACTCGACATCGAGCGAAAACATGCACGCCATGAGTGTGCAGGCGAAGAAGGACGCTGCGTATCTTCGCAAGACCAAGTTGGGGAACGCCGCTCACGGCGGTCGCCCCTTCGGGAAGTAGGGCACCATGAGGGACGGTTCAACCCCCAAGAAGGTGAAGGCCAGTCAGGTGCTGGTCACCAGCGTGGAAACAGGTGGCGGCATCGGTACTGTCGGATCACCGTCGAAGGCCGGCGCCCGCAAAGCCCTGCGTGACTGATGCCAGGCAAGAAGCCTCGTCGCCCAAAGTACTGACATGCCCCTGAAAAAGGGTTCCAGTCAGGACGTGATCGGCTACAACATCGGTAAGTTGATTACCGAAGGGTACCCACGGGACCAGGCTGCCGCTATCGCCTATGATAACGCTAAACCAAAATCGAGAGGGAAGAAATGACCAACATGCTAGAGAGAGCAACGTGGACATTCGTCCAGGGATTCCTGGGAGTGTTCCTAATCAGTGACCTGTCGACCGCACGCGGTGCGGTCATAGCCGGCGTCGCTGCCGCCCTGTCCGTCATCAAGACATACGCGCAGGGCCGAATCGCGTAATGGACGTGCCGGACCTTGACGCCGAATGGGGAGACTTCATGGCTTCCAGCGGTGTTCAACTGGAAGAAGACGTTCTGCGTTCCCTCCAGGAAAGCCGGCACCTGCTCGATATCAAGGACGGCACCCACGCATCCTGGTACGGCAACCAACTCGGTTTGCTACTCGTGTTCCAACGGGACGAAGGGATGGCGATGGTCGGCGGTTGGCATGATGCCGACGGCGGCGACCTCATCGCTTTGTCTCGGATCCTCGGATGGGTTACCGGGTTCATCGACATGCTCGAACAGTGCCTGATGCTTTACGACTCCGAAGAATAGGCATTCACCCGTTCCTGCACCAGCGGAGATTCGAGCAACGCTGCCTGTAGTTTCTGAATGATCCTGTCGCGTCTACGCGCCAACGTCGTTTTAGGAACGTCCAGGACACGACCAACGAAACGCAGACTCAACCGCACCGTGGTCAACATGAGGAAGATCCATTGCTCCTCCTCGGTGAGTTCATCCACAGCGTCAGCGAGAATCTCCCGCAACTCGTCCTGCTCGGCAATGCTTTCTTCTATTTCCTGAAAGGGTGCAGCCCGCACCAGGGCGTCGTAAAGATTCTCGGGGCGCCGCTGCGACCACGGCCGAATCGAAGTCTGCGACCGCCCGACCGGTCCCAGCATGACATCCATCAAGTACGGGTCGGCCGTCCACGCCCCCCGCTCCGTCCTACTCAACAGACGGCGTGTTCAGAAACTGCTCCCCTATGACCCGTGTGTTCTCCGGGTCGTAATGCGACGGCTCACCCTTTTCCCACGCTTCGTCGTAGTCGATCCACCCCAGGATGTCGACCACGCGAAACTCGGGCGGCACTGGTTGCACCACCCACAGGATCAGCCCCAGCCCCAACTGGCGGCTGCGTACAGCCGCGTTGGTGCTGGTCCGTACCCGACGCACCTCAATGTTGTGCCCCACGTCAGGTAGATGCTTGTAAACCTTGTGGTCCGACTTGTGCCAGACGTGACCAGACCAGTACTGGTTGGTGATCTTGGCGACAGCGAGTTCCCCCACGCAGGCAGCAGCCTGCGCCGTACGGTCGTCCTCCATGCGCTTCTTGTCGTAGGAGGCGGCGTCACGCTTACCCCAGTTCGCTACAAACCGGCGAGCCCCAATGTTCAAAGCGTGTTCGTACTCCCAGGGATCCAGTTCAACCTGCATCATTTCTTCTTCCCGACCAGGCGATGCACCTGGCGGTCATCGTCGTAAGCCAAACCGTTCAGAGCATCCTCGACAAGTTTCAGATAGTTGGACACGTCCCCTCGCAGCATCGATCTTTCTATCTCCATCGGTGTCAACGTGATCGTGACCCGGTCCTTGGAGAACACACACGCCATCGACACCGGCCCCTCAAACTTTGGTCCCTTGTACGCCTCAGCGATCACAGCCTCTGCGTCGACCGTTCCCTTCGGCGTGTAGGTGCGTCCCTTCCCGAAACGGGGACGCCCCTTCGCTCGGGGTTGCCCCTTGACCGTGAACCGGTACGTTGCAGGATTAGGTGCCATCAGGTTTCTCCTAAGGTTTGGTTCCTGGCGTTCGTAACAAGTTCTTCGAGGCGACGGTCACGGTCGTTGCGACCCACAAACTTTCCGACACGTTCATCCAGTTTCCCGGTGAGATCCAGCACCGTGTAATCACTGTAGTTCTGTCGAAACAGGGAACAGGCGAAAGCATACAGGGCGTTGGAGCGGTCCTGCTGGATGTCACCCTCCCATATCCTGCGGGCGATGTACCCGAAGTTGTCGTCGTCGCGGACACGGACCTGTTCGACCTTCGCTATGGGCTTTAGGTGCCGCTCCTGGTACAGGGCGTGAACGGCCCGGATGGCGTGACTGGACGCCCGCGACTCCCACGCTGTTTCCACAAACTCATCAACCGCATATGGTTTGTCGTGCATGTCGACGATGACCTGCCGGCCAGGGTTCCCCATGTTGGGGTAAGGCAACAGCAGACAGTTCCCGAACCCCTTCCCCTCCAACACAGTCTGCTTCGGGTACACCTCCTTGACGGGTACGTCCACCAGCCGGCACGCACCCAGCATCGCCTCACGACCCATCTCTGCCGTCAACGGCTGCCGCAGGTACACCCACACATGGAACCCCTTCGACCTGGACCGTTCAATCCAACCGTAAACATTGAACCGTCCCAACAGCCGTTGCAGGTTGCAGGCGTGAACGAAGTCTGGTTCTCCCTCGTCGAGGTCGACCGCCAACCAGTTCACATACCATTCGGCGGTACGCTGATAGTCCTTTCTGAACAGGGGATACACCCCGATGGGTGGTTGCCCCTCCAGATGCTCCCGCACAGCGTCCACATACGGTTCACCCTCAGCGGAGTACGCCACCCCCTGGGCATCGACCAGGGGACGGATACCGTCATAGTTGGTGGCTATACGGCCACCCTGGTGGAGCCGGGCGAAGGTGTCGACTACGTCAACCATCGGTCATCCGTGGGGATGTCAGACTCGTAGTATTCCCGAACCAGACCACAGTGCGGGTCCATGAAATAGTCGATAGGGGGATTAGTGATATGGCACGGAGGCCGCTTGTTCTTACACAGGTCTAATGAAATAGACACGGAATGGATGCGGCGCTGGTAGTCGTCAAGTTTCGCAAGGTCACGCTTGCGAAACACATTCAACTGGAGGATGGCGTACTCGTCAGCGTTGAACTTACCGTCATCCATTCCCCTCGACGCACCCCTCATCGAACTCTTACCTGACTGGTGGACAAGACCGACAGGAAGGTTCTCCGTTTCAGCCCACTCCTTCACACCCTTCAACACGGATGACACACCCTCATACCCGGATGCTGCCGGCAACTGCTCCAGGAAGTCAATCATTACAAACCTGGGTCGGATCTGCCAGAAGTCTTCGCACTCGGACAGGGCAATACTCATCTCGTCGAACGGCATGGCCGACGGGAATATCTTCACCCGATCCAGCATGTCCTTGGCGTCCTCGATGTGCTGCCGGTGAATCATGTCGCCAGCCTGCAACGCTTCCTCCACGTCGGCAAGGTTCTGCATGTACAACAAAGCGTACAGTTTGCTGATGACCAGAGTCTCTGGTTCGTCCGGCGTGAAGATCACAGCCCGAAAGTCCGGGTCGTCGTTGAGGTTCGTCGCTATAGCCGACAGCAACACAGCAGACTTGCCGCTGTGGGCACGGCCCGTGACCACAAGAACGTCTGACGGCCACACGCCACGCATCTTGGTGTCGATGTCTCCCAACCCCAGGAAGAACCTGTCGTGGCTCCCCGCTGCGTATTCCATCCACTTGTCTACCGCCTTGTGGCTGGGCTGAAAGTAACGGTAGTTGCGGCCAGCCGGCTGAACATCGGCGCCCTCCAATCGGGCATCGATGTCAGCCTCGCTGAACGCAACAGGTACGCCCTCGCTCACCTACCGGTTGGACTGGTAGGCGTACTGCTGGAGTTCAGACCGGCGTGCATCCCACTCGAAGTCCACGGCCTCAGCCTGGGTCTGACCGGCAGCCTGATCCCACACCTTCAACGGGACGTTGCTGTCACCATCGTTGACCCACAG